CCCGCATAGAAATCCTTCCCGCAAGATTCTCTGAACTTACCAGTCCAGAAGCTCTTGCTCGCGTTTACTCGGAACCCAAAGGCTTCGAGCTCGCGGTGAACGGAACGTACATAATCCGTGGGGACAACGATATCGTCCCCATAGACGCGTACCTGACCGACGAGACGCTTTACGTCTCGTCTCGTCATCTGGCGTTTGAGCTCTTCTTCTATCCCAAGGAAAACGACTGTTGTAAAGATAACAGCCTCCATAGGGAAGCAAAAAGCTGAACCCATAGACGCGAATTTGGCCAAAGCAATAATGCCATGACCGTCAACGTCAGCTTGTCTACTTCGTGTAGCCTGGAGCGCCTTAGCAAAATTAGGCACAAAGGCCGTAGCGAGCTCGACGAGCTGATTGGAAACACGATCGGAAGCTTCACTAAGATCTAGTGTCGCTAAACTCCCATTAAGGGAGCCTTTCTCTGCCAAACGCTGATTAGGCGTCTGGTCATCGAAACCCATAATCCCATAGAGAGTTGGATCCCTCTTAAGAGATTTCAAGAACGAGTACAACAGTCCCTGCTGCATATATTGCATGCAAACTGGTTCTATCGCAATAATTCTTGGTGTCGCCGGTGTCTTAGGAACAGTTACAACCCTAACGGGTCGTTCCTGCCCGGGTTCAAGAACATCGACATGGTAGGCTGAATGGGCAGACTCGCCATCCCGCCATACTGTCGGAGGTATAGCGTATTCCCACCAGGGGAACACTTCCTCCAATCGCTCGGTCCACTCAACGAGATTCCACTTGTCGTTTCCGACAAGTTTCTCAGCGGTAGCACCGGGACCATGTTGGGGAGATATATCACCGTAGAAGACATCTTCGTCAACACGTTGAAAAATCTGACCCCAAAGAAGTCGTATCATACGAACAAATCGATCCTTATCGGACTGATCTAAGCGTTCGTCGACTTCCCGGACGTCCTTTTCACATTGGACGAACTTTTCGAGAGCCTTTTCGACCCGAGCATCACTGCAGGGAGCTAAAAGCTTACCGTACATCAAACTAATCTGACGTACAGCAATGATTGCCTCGATAGAGGGTTCATCCAACAAACTACCAGTTTCAATGTCAAAAATCTGACCAGTAAACCCGCTAAGAAAAGCGGGCAACTGCCCTTTACGTTTAAAACCCGTAAAAGGTGCTGCGTCAACCGTACCAACATCAAGGGACCGTTGAAAGTCCTTTCCGAAGGTCGGTAGGGATATCGTTAGAAACGATATGCCCTCGTCTTTGACACGACCCTTAACTAGTTCATAGTCAAGGGTGGCACTTGTACAACATAAGGTCGCGGATTCCTCCATGACCTGCTGTAGGAGCAACATTAGGTTTTCCATGACACCCTTTCCAGGGTAAGACATGACAAAGAGCCTATGCTTCTCGACTAACGATCCGTTTAAGGGGGCAGGTTGTAAAGCCTACCCCCCTAGACAGGCCGCACATAGAAGATTTCGATCTAGCTAGCTTTCGCCAGCGATGATCTTGATCAACTGTGCAGCGGAGCTTGCTGAGAGGAAGGTGCAAAGGGCCAAAACTTGGTCCTTCTGCTCGGTGACGGTGTACCCCTGCTTAGGGGTTCCGATCCCGCGGTGTACCTCCATCGCAGCGTCGACGTAGTCAGCTGGGTTGTAGACATCGGCAACAAGTTTCTTGTTGTCCAGTCGAATGACCCGACGATTAATCTTCCCGTAGGAATGATTGATCGTCAACTTCGAAGACCCATCCGCGTTCGAGAAGGCACCGCCAGTAGGCGGTCCCGGAACTCGAGCAAGGGTGAGAGCATTTACTGTCTGCGGATCTGCGAGCATGCGGTTGGTTCCTTCAGTCATAGGCTGCGGGAATTTCCCAACAACCAGGTTGCAGTAGGGAGATCAATCCCACTGCTTGTTACCCTGAGATATGCCCAGAGCAACAAGGATGGCCCATTGACGATCGGTGAAAGCCGACGTATCAAGGCCAAATCCATAAGGCGTAGCGACCCGACGTACTTTCCTCACCGAGGTGAGAGTTTGCGTCAGCCTAGGCGGAAAATAACCTACAACGCTGGATTTCAGCTTGTAGCCGCTTAGTTCGTATACGTCCGTAACTGTTGATCTTTGCATTACGAAACCGTATCGCAGTACCAGGTTGTCGAGCCCGAAGGCGCTCACGTTGTGGAAGTTATCTCCCACATTTGTGAACCAATCGACAGCCCAGCTCCACGGAGCTAGATCCCAGAGGAGTTCAGGCGTTAGCTTGACTCCCCAAAGCTTGTTAGCTTTGGCCAAGTGTTGTCCAAACTTTCCAGCGACGTCGTCGCCGGACGGAATGTAATACACGAAGGCACCGGAAAACCACGTATCGACGATCGTCGTACGTGTTCTAGTAACCGTTCCAGTTTCACTAAAGAAAAGACCGCTCACGTTCGTGGGAAAGACCCCCGAACCTAGCACTGTCGTTTCTGTAGTTTGCTGTCTTGGGAAACTGTATCCTCTCCGAATTACTTTGCCAGAATCTTTCATCAATTGCTTGATGATCGTATCGTGGTGTTTTACAACACCAGCGAATTTCCTGGCATCGGAGATGATCGGAGCCCACCCAAACTCCCAGTTCAAGTACTCGTTACCAGGATTTTCTCCCGGTTTCAAATTCTTGTCTGGATTATTGTGAGGGTTGACTCCTGGCACGGTGGGTAAACCATCGCGCTTCAGCTCGCCAATGAAATTGGCGAGACCTGATACAGGGTTTGTAGGAGCAGTCCGTGCAACAGCCGTAGTGCCCATAGCACTCAACACAGTTTCATTGAGTGTAGGAAGCGACGGCCAATGTACAGAGGATGGCGTGAGTAAACTCACGAATGGAAATGCGGGGCCCTTAAAAACTAAGGGTTGTCCCAGATACGTCATACGTAGATTCAGTTCGACACAAGTGTCGGAGTAATCATGTTTGATAGTATCAAAAGCAGATCCATACCAACTGCTAGCTTGAAAAGCCGGCTTCTTGCCTTCACGCTTCATTTTCTGAAGCCAAGGCCAGAGTGTCGACTTCGACAGCGTCTCCTGCTTACCAACGAATGATTGAGTCCCAGAACCGGCGTTGCCGGTTCCGAGGTAGTTGGAGAAGGAATACTTGCGAAATGCAAGATCCCTTTTCCTAGTCATTCGATCGCCCATGGAGCCTTACTTCGGTAAGTACTTCTCACGGCCCTGATGGCGTGAGATCGCACAACAATGTGATTTTAGTCACACAGCACATGTTTGCACAAGTGCTGGAGGATCCCTAAGGGGATC